CCTTCAAATCATCAAGAAGCAGATCAACAAAGCATCTGCTGTCCATGATGCACAGATCACTCACACCGCATATCGTGGTGTTAAGTGTGAAGTACACCAACCAGCAAAAGAGTCTCACGGCACTTTCTGCTATCGTGGTCGCACTTATGTAAAGTGATATGGGAGCACTACAAGTCGCTGGGATCGTATCCCTTGGTTCTGTAGCATTTCTATCATTACTTTACGGCGAACTGACCCTCTTACAAAAAAGTTA